GAAATATGTTTATCATGATTTTGATGAATTTGATTATATTTCAATTGATGTTAAAGATCATTTAGCGTGGGATCCAGATTTCGATATCGATACCACTAAAGATCCAGAGAATTTCTGGGTATTTTCAGTTGATATTGCAGAAGGTAACGGTGGTGACTATTCGGTTATTAATATATTCCAAGTAGAACCGATGAATAAAGAAGAGATTATTAATGCTGTAAATCCAGGAGCGATGTATGACTTCTTTAAAATAAATCAAGTCGGCATATTTAGATCAAACGAACATGTTATTGAAGATTTTGCAAAAGTCTTATATACCCTATCATGTGAGATATTCTACAATGAGAACGTTAAGATGATTGTAGAGTATAACACATATGGTTCTGTTTTATTCCAATTCTTAAGATCTGTTTTCCCACAAAAGAATGATTTTGATGATGAGATGGTTGTTAAATTTAGACATCGCCATGATTCTAAAACCCTAAAACCGGGTATAAAAATAAAATCCGACAATAAGGCTATCTTTTGTCAGAATTTTGCGAAGTTATATAAGATAAATAGAATAAATATAACAGATGAAACTACTATAAATGAAGCAAGTCTTTTTGGAGGTTTACCAAGAGGTGGTTATGGGGCTCAGATGGGGAATGACGATACAGTAATGACTGTTATTAGTTCTACAGAGTTTTTTAACACTACTGACTATGCAGATTATATAGAAGAACTTTTAGATTTTATAGATCCTGACCTACATGAAGAAATGGAAAAGGTTTTGTATAAAGATAATTTATCAGATGGAGATTTACAATATGACATATATGACCTAATATAAATAAATTTCAAAAGAAGAGTAGATATATATAATAACGTAAAAAAAAATAAATAAGAACAACTATGGCATTAAGTCCTCAATTACAACAGTTCAAGAGCTCAGGCGTATATCGCTTAGAGTTCGATAAATCACAGACAGTTAATATTCCAGCTGAGACTATTAGACTTGTTGTTGGTAGATCTAAAAAAGGTCCTTACAACACTCCAGTATTCATCGAAAACGTTGAGCAATTTACTCAAGTATTCGGTAGTATTGACAAGGCTTTAGAAAAGCAAGGAATGTACTTCCACAGATCATGTATCGAAACTCTTTCAAGAGGACCGATCTTGGCATTAAATTTAACCGCGGCAGACGCAGCTGATAGAATTGCATTGGTTTCACCAGCAACAAACTCTTCTCAAGAGGGTCTAGACGCTACTACTGCTTCTGTTCAGTATAGCTCAATTTTTGATACAGATAAATTTTGGGTTCCATCTGATCTTAAAACATTAGAAGCTGCAGGTAACACTTCAGTTACTTCTAATAACGCAATTACTTTTGGTAACATCAAACAAGAGCCAATCTCAATCATCGTAAGACAAGCGGCTAACACTGCTGGTTTTGAAATGACAGCAAGAGAATGGTATGGTGAAGGTAATGTACCAGATGGTATCGAAGATCTAGAATACGTATCAGACTACATGGTAGATATTTTTGTATTCAAAGGTAACTATGACGCTGCAGTATTAAACAATGACCCAACTTATGGTGCTTACTTTAATAACAAAGGTCTTTTTAGAGATTCATTGGCTAAGTTTACAGCATTAAGAGAAGTTAGCTTAATCGCGCAATACACTGGTTCATTAATTCCTGAATTTCAAGATCAAGAAGGTCGTCAATTATACATTGAGACTCTAATTAATATTGAAGCAAGAAGAACTGGTTTATTCTGTGCAGTTAACGAAGAAGCATTAGAAAAAATCGACTTAGTAGGTAATAATTTTGACATCTACCAAGATTACAAAGTACTTTCTCACAGAGTTGAACAAGATGCAACCAGCGATAACATCGCACTTGGTAAAGTAATGATTGTTTCAGGTGATGAATTAACAATAGAAGGAGCAACAACGGGAGATTTATCTGCTTTAGGTGTTTCAACCGCAGGTTTCTTAAGATCAGCAGTAGCTGGTGAATTCACTAGAATTTCAAGTATTGATCAAGATGGTGCTAATGTAGTTATTACGGCTGAAGGTGCTATTAAGTCTTCAACTTATGAAAACTACGCATCTGGAACTGCTGCAACATTCTTAGCAGGTCCAATTACAGTTGTTGATGGTGAACTTCACATCGCATGTCCTACTGACGGCATACAACCAGCAGGTCAATTATTGACCGCAGGTAGTCTTATCCCAGGTAGCTTCTTATTAGCTGCTAACGGAGTTGATTATGTTGAAATCGCTACAGTAACTGAATTGTACAATGCTAACGGAACTAACGTTGTAAGAGTTGTACCTGCAGGTGGTGAAGAATTTAGCGCAACATACGAAACTGCTTCAGCTGATTCACTTACAGCTTATTTAAGAGCAGCTTCTGCAACAATTGAATATACTGACATTGAGCCTAACTCAAGAGTGGTAATGTTACCAACATTGGCTGACAACTATTCATTTACTGATTCAGGTGCTGGTAGATTCGTTTTATCTGCTACTTTAGCAAATGACACATTTGACTGGTCAGAAGTTTCAGTAGGTATGTACGTACCAGCTGACGGTGGTAAACTAGCAAGAATTAAGAGAATTATTAAAACAGTTGCTGGTGGATCTAACATGTACACATTCGAGTGTCACAGACCTGTATCTTCTAGACCTGCTTACTCTCTTAAGAGATATGAAGAGTCTACTACAACATACACAATATTCCCACTGGCAGCAGCAACACAGACTGAAAAGTCAATCGCTGAATTGTTAACTCAATTAAAGCCAGGTAATGGTTTATCAAATACTTTACTTGATAAAGATGCTATCACTTTCAGATATGTTGTTGATACATTTGGTTCATTAGAAGCTGGAGGTATCCTTAACAAAGAAGAAATTACGCAACTTTGTAAAGAAAGACAAAATGCTTCTGCAATTCTTAACGCACCAATGGTGAAAGAATTTAAAGCAGCTACTAACCCTTCATTCAAAGATGCTTTCACAGGTGCATTTGATACAAGATTAGTTGCAACTGGCGGTAACTTAGAACTTAACCCAACTGCAGTTTACACATTACCTTCTATTAACGAAGGTGCTAACTTCGGTTTCTACTACTCTCCTGGTCTTAATGTAATTGAGAACGGAAGAACTAAAGTAATTCCACCAGCAGCTTACGTATCTAACAACTACATTGACAAATACTTAGACGCATTGCCATGGTCAATCATCGCAGGTCCAAGAAGAGGTATTGTAGGTGGTACAGGTGTACAAGGTTTAGAATTTGCATTTGATAAGAATGACAGAGATAACTTAGAGCCATTCGGTATTAACCCAATCGTATTCGAAAGAGGAGTTGGTTTAACTATCAAAGGTAATAAGACTGCACAGCAATCAATTCAATCAGCGTTGTCTTCAGCTCACGTGAGAGAAGCGATGATCTACATTGAAGATGGTCTTGCAGAGATCTTGAAGAACTACTTATTCGAGTTCAACAACGCTCAAACTAGATTAGAGATTAAAACTTTAGCAGATTCATTTATGGAATCAGTGAAGAAAGACGGAGGTGTATACGACTATAGAAACATTATGGACGGAACAAACAACACCAATGACGTGATCGATAATAATATGGGTATCTTAGATACTTTTGTTGAGCCAGTTAAAGGTCTTGAAATCTTAGTATCGAGAGTAACTATCTTGAACACGGGAGAAATTGCAACCGGAAACTTTGCATAACAAAATAAGATATATAAAATAAACACATACAAATTATGGCTTTACCACATTATTCAGAAGATCAAACACAGAAGAAGGGCAAGAACTTCGAACCAGTACAGGCTAACCTGTTTGAGGTGACAATTCTACCTCCTGATGGTGTAGCTGGACAAGAGTTATTATTACAACACGTAAATACTATCTCAGGTCTTGCAGGTTTACATAAGGAAGTTGCAGCCATCGAACAGAAGTATAAGTTCGCTACTAGATCATTCGCTGGTATGGTAGATAATACGTCAATCGATGTTACTGTTAACTTTTCATTGAACCTAAACGATTCTAACCAAGCGTACTTGTACAAGACTCTACGTCAATGGTACAGAGCACAATACAATCCAGAAACTGGTGAAATGGGCTTGAAAAAGAATTACGTAGGAACAATTGTAATCGTACAATTCAACAGAGAAGGTGACATTTGGAGAAAGATTACTCTAGATGATTGTTTCATCACATCTGGTCTTGGTTTCACAGACAGTTTAGATTATAGTGCTGCAGATGTACAAACATTAGAGATCACTTGGAGATCTGATGTTTATGCTGAAGAAGTAAACTAATAAACACACAATTCTAATAAGAAGGTATCTAACGATATCTTCTTATTTTTTGCAAGATAAATATAATATATTATTAACATACCAAAATATTATGAATAACCATAAACTAACAAAAAAGCTTCAGGTACTCTTAACCGAGGATGAGGTGGCATCGGTAAACCGTGTCATCTTAAATGAAGCACTAGATACTGAATCTAGACCAATATCTGTTAGTGCGTGGATTAGAGACTTAATAAAAAAAGAACTAAGTATCAAATCTATCGAACAACAGTCATTTATTAAAAACAAAGTAAAAAACCTAAATAACAAATAAAATGAGCGACGAGTTAAACAAAAAAGAAGAGGCTGCTAAAGCAATGTTAGAAGCCAGAGATCAAATCAATAATCCTCCAGTAAATCAAGAAGTTGAGGATGTTGCTGTAGAAATTCTAGAGGCTGTAGAATCTAAAGGACTTGGTAAAGTCAATATGGATAATTTTGGCCAAGCTAGACCTGATAAATCAGCTGATCAATTTCTAGGGTGGATGGTTTTAGATCAAGAAGAATTACCTTCAAAGGGTAAATTCTACCCAAATGGAACAGTTATCAAAATCAGATCTGCGAGAGCTGCTGAGATTAGACATTTCTCAACAATGGATGAGAATAACTACATTGATATGGAAGAGAAATTAAACCATATTGTAGAAATGTGTACGCAGATTACCACAGGAGATAAAAGATTATCTTACAAGGATGTTTTAGAAGAGGACAGAATTGTTATCCTGTTAAGTATTAGAGATCTTACATTCCCTGAACCAGAAAATAAATTAATTCTAAAGGGTAAGACTGAGCACACCAAGCAAACAGTTGATATTGAATTAACTTCAAGATATTTGGTAGCTACTCAAGTTCCTAATGAAATCGAGGCTTACTATAGTTCTAAAGAAAGAACTTATGTGATTAAAACCAGATCCGCTGGTGAAGTTAGAATGCGTCCGCCTTCAATTGGTGTTATGCAAGAGATCACTAAATACCTTAAGGATCGTCAAGAAAAAGAGGTTGAATTTGACAAAGCATTTATTCAAGTCCTACCTTATATCACGCCAGATTGGAGACAATTGAATTTGCCTAAAATCTTTAACTTAGAAGTTGATTACAAATCATGGGATCAAAACAAGTTTATGGTAATCTACAGACTTGCTGAGAAAATGAAAATTGGAGTTGAAACAACACTTGAAATGGAATTCGATGGGGAGATCGCGAAAGCCCCTCTTGATTTCCCAGGTGGCATCAAAAGTCTTTTCATTATTTCAGATCTCGCTGGAGAATTACTTTAAGACTAAGTTCTATCTGGGCATACATCTCCGAATGCAACCTTCAGAAGTTGATAACTTATACTACTACGAGTATTGGTATTACGTTAAGAATCTGTCGGAATACATTAAAGAGAAGAATAATCAGAATAAGGATCAAGAAGAACAACAGGCGCAACAGCAGAACCAAATGAGTTCTAAATACAAATCGCCTGCGATGCCTAAGATCCCACAAATGAAAGCACCTTCAATGAAGATGCCTAAATTTTAAAGATATATAAAGAGTATGGACAGACGCTACATTACAGTAGCGTCTGTCGTATACTAAAAAAGATATACACAACTTGGCTCAATTAATTCCACCATTTTTAGCAAGCGCATTCGAAAGAATGGGATCTGGTAATAAATCACTAGAACAAGTAGCAATAAATACAGGCCAAACTGCAGCCGCAGTTTCGGTAGGAGGTGACCTGTATCAAAAAATGGATGAGCTTGTTAACGCCTTAAAATCTGGCGGAGGCGGCGGCGGCAAAGGTAAAGTTTCCATTAAAGAAGCTTTAGTACTCAGAATCGTTGGAGGAGCACTAAAACCGATTGGACTTGGTTTAGGTATAATTATTGAGGCATTAGAAAGAGCACCCGAAGGTAAAGAATTAAAGCTTAAAATGGAAGCTTTAACCAATGGACTCTTAGCTCTAAGTGATGTAGGTTGGTCAATCGTAAAATTTGCTGGATTAATGATCTTAGCGTTACCATTATTAATTGTTGCTGGAGTGGCAATGTTATTAATAGTACCCTTATTAAAATTAATGGTGGATGGTCTGATGTGGGCCACCAAAAAACTGGACGAGAAAGGATTAGCAAATATAGCCGCATTGGGTGATGTGGGTAAAGCATTATTATGGTTATCGGTTAGTTTAGTACTGATGGCACTATTAGCACCTCAAATATTAAAAGGTCTATTGGTGGCTGGAGCAGTATTACTAGGCTTTGGATTATTATTAATGATTTTAGGCAAGATGAAGCTAGACACAAATGCTATATCAGCTTTTGGTGACTCTTTAGGGGACTTAGCATTAGGTCTTTTAGGTTTAAGTCTTACTTTAGTATTAATTGGATTTCTTGCTCAACCTATTTTAGTAGGTTTGGGTACAGCTATACTAGTACTAATTGGTATTGCTGGAGTATTCTGGTTGATGGATAAGATGCAAATTGACAAGGCTATGAAAAAGACTAGTATTGCATTAATGTTAGCTGCCGGAGCTATTTTATCACTTTCTATCGCAATTGTTTTATCACATCTTATATTATCAGCAATCGGTTTTAAAGAAGTAGCTAAAGTAATGTTAATTGTTGGTGGTGTCGCATTATTATTTGGCCTAATAGCTAAAAAAGTTGGAGACATTAGAAAGGCATCTATCGGTTTAATATTAGCCGCAGGAGCTATACTTGCACTTACAATAGCAATATATTTAATGAACCTGATATTACCTGACATGTCAGGTGCAGATATTCTCAATACATTTATAGTACTTGCAGTAATTGCAGCCATTGCATTTGTATTTGCCGTGGCTGGTAAAAAAGCTAAAGACATCAAAAAAGGAGCAATTGCAATGATGTTTGCAGCAGGTGCATTGATTCTTCTAGCGGTTGGCGTCTGGGCAATGAACAAAGCTCTAGAAGGTGTTACATGGGAAAAAATGCTCATGATGGGCGCAGTAGTTGGGGGTCTTGCAATAGCAATGTCCATAGCCGGAGAAGGTCCAATACCCGGTTATATTGAAGCCGGATCAATAGCAATGATGGTTGCAGGTGTTGCATTAATAGTTCTAGCTATCGGTACCAAAATATTTATGAAGGCACTTGAAGGTGTTACTTGGGAAAATCTAGGCATGATGGCTGCAATTATAGTGGGTGTTGGTCTTGCATTTGGAGTAGCAGGTATTCCACCAGTTGCAGGTTTTATTGCGCTAGGTGCAGCAGCAATGATAATAGCAGGTCTAGCATTAATAGTAATTGCTAAAGGTGTAGCAGAAATGAATAAATTACCAATATCAAAAATGTTTGTTAAAGGTGGTTTATTCGGAGATAGCGGTACAGTAACTAAAGGTTTCTTAGGAATAGGCGGTGGAAGACCAATGACAAACATGGAAGTTATGTTTGAAGCTATTGCAAATTCATTCTCACTTGGACCATTACAAATAGCTGCACTGTATGTTACTTCACCGGCTTTAATAATGGCTGGTCTTGCATTGATTACAATTGGTAAAGGTTTACAAGAATTCCAAAAAATAGCTGCAGAAACAGACTTAATTCTATTAGGTGTTAACGTATCACTAGTAACAACCGTATTAGCAGATGCTTTTGGAGAAATTGGTAAGAAATTTCCAGGGGGCGCTGCTGGATTATTCAGTAGCGGATCATTTGTTGCACAAGGTATTTCATCTGTAACGGGAATGGGCGCTGCCCTAACAGGTATTGCAATAGGAGTGCAGAATATGGCAAACCTTAAATTCCCGGTAAAATATGACAAAGAAGGTAAACCGATTGAATTTGAATCAATGGATTCTGGTGCACCGATCAGAGTAGCTGCAAACGCTGCAATGATAACAGGTGTATTGGCGAATGTATTTGGTGAAATTGGTAAGAAGTACCCTGGTGGTAAGAAATCACTTTTTGCTCAAATACTTACCGGTAAAGGTAATTCACCAGTTGCCGATGGTATTTCTTCAGTTCAAGGTATGGGCAGTGCATTAACTGGTATTGCTAAAGGATTCCAATCAATGGCAAACCTTAACTTCCCGGTAGAATGGGATAAAGAAGGTAATCCGATCAAATTCGAAAAGATAGATATCGCAACTAATCTACCAATGGTTATGGCGAATACCTGGATGATAGTAAATGGTTTATCGGGTGTTTTTGGAGAATTGGGTAAAAATCCAGACGCACAGTCTAGAGGATGGTTTGGAAAATCCACAATACAGAAAGGTATTGACTTAGTTACAGGAGTAGGTACACCTTTAGTAAATTTGGCACAAGGTGTACAAAATATGGCTAATCTTAAATTCCCAACAGGGTTTGATAAAGATGGTAAAGCAACAGGATATGAAACATTAGGTTCTCCAGAAGATCTTATGACCAAAGTAACAGGGAATACTAAACTATTAATTAGAGCCCTAGTAGAAGTGTTTACAGAAATAGGTCAAGCACAAGGTAGTAATGATGGTTATTATTGGTGGTCAGCTTCATCATTTGAAAAAGGTAGGGATATTGTTGCGAGTATTGCAGAACCCTATAAGAAATTAGGAGAGGCTCTCAAAGAAGTTATAGGTTCAGTTGGTAAATTGGACACTGTTACCTTCGCCGGTAAAATGTCAGATATTCTTAAAGTATTTGTTGGTGCTGGTCAAGAAGATACGACTAACGAAGAACTTAATTATAAGAAATTATATGTTAATGCATTAGGTAGTTCATTTGAAAAAATGAAAACAGCAGTCCCTGCGATTGTGAATGCTGCTAATTCATTTAATGAAAAGAAGGGCACTGCATTCTTCTCGGCATTAATTGGACCGACTGATAAAGGAAATAGAGCAGAAGGTTATAATTCACAAAAGATATTATGGAATGCTATTGGACATAGTATGGTAAAAACTAGCGAGAGTATGCCAGGTATTTCACAAGCTATTAACTCAATGGATCTTGAAAAATTAGTTGAAGCTAGAACTATGTTTGAAGCTCTTGGTGTTTTAGCTAATGGTGGTTCAGCAGAAGATATTCTATCAAAAATGGGAGAATCTTTAGAAGAGGCTATGGAAAGACTTGCAACTATATTAAGCGACTTTAAGCAAACCGTTGAGGATAGTAATTCTCCTTCGCCAGACGGTCAAACACCGCCCGCTACAAACCCCAAAAGTGGTTCTGGCGGCGGTGGCGGTTCTAATGCTCCTGTCCAATTCCCTAAAACAATGACAGTTACTATCGACGCTAGTCAATGGGCAACTTTATCAAAAGGCAAGGGTGGTATGAATAACATTTTCGGTCAATAATTATTTTGAAACTTAGTCCACATTCATAGTATAATGTTTAAATTAATATACTATGATCAAATCGACTATTTCACAGTATGACAGCTCGACATTGAAATCGGCATCATACAATTACGAACACAAAACTTTATTGGTTCATTTTAATCATGGGTCTTACCTTTATAAAGAGGTAGAGGCTACGGACTGGAATTTATTTAATCTTGCAACATCTCAAGGTAAAGCCTTAAATGAATACATTAAAGGCAAGTATGAGTTTGAAAAGGTAGAAGCTGAAAAGGTAGGAAGTTTATTAGATGAACTACCACCTGCCGATTATCAAATGGGAAATTAAAAAACTAGTTCTTTAGCCTAAGATCTAAAAATAAATAAACAAATAATATGGAACAAACAATTGCATTCGTTTTAGGTGTATTGGCAGTGCTAGCAATAGCTGGGGTTGTGAGTATGTTTAAGACCAGTTTACAGATCAAGGATTTGTATACAGAAATTGAAGATTTACAAAACGTTATTAATGAATTAGAACGAGAAATTCATAAGGATAACGAAATGCTAGATCGCAGAATAGATCAAGAAATTGACAGAATTGACAATATTAGTCATAAATTACATGACTATGCTGACACTCTAAATAATAATACACACGATGAAATGAATAAGCTATATGCTTACGTTGATTCGCGTACAGATAAAATGGCAGATGGTATCTCAAAACACATCGCAGATATTAATGTTAGATTTAATGATAACACTGGATTTGTTGATAAATTATTTCACCAAATCGAGGATTTAACCAAAAAGAAAAAGAATAAATAAACCTTTAGGCTAAAGGACTAAGGAGGATTGGCAGAGTGGTCGATCGCGGCAGTCTTGAAAACTGTTGTACCGCAAGGTACCGTAGGTTCGAATCCTACATCCTCCGCAAAAGAGCAATCAGAAATGGTTGCTCTTTTTTTGAAACAAAACCAAAGTCCCCAGTATAACTATTAAATTAACTAAATATGAAAGATCAGATAGTTTCACGATTGCTAGAACAAGGGCATATCACAGTAGATATGGCCGATAGTCTATTAAACAATCTATTAGAAAAAACAACAATAGTAACCCGATTAAGAGAGGACGGCATCATTTCTATTCATGAGACTATTATTCTCTTAAAAGAAACAGATCAAGTAGTATTCCCACAAATGCCACAAATTCCTACTATGCCATTTAAACCTTATCAACCGGACTGGACATATGATCCACACCGAACAAGTCAACCGTGGTGGACAGTAACAAGTTCAAACCAACCGTTTGAATACCCCGATACTAAATGGCCGGGCGACAAACCAGAATAATTAAAAAAGAGTGCAATGAAAAAACGCAAGGACACGCGTACGGACAACTACAGTCCGGAAGATCGGAAGCGCAAGATCAACTACAAAAAAAAGAAACAGCGCGAAGATGAATCCTATTTTAATCCTAAGAGATTGGGTAGATTAGAAGATTTTGATGAATTTGAAGAAGATGAGTATGGACAATAGAGATTTTATACACAAGTACATTGAGAGCATTCTAGATGTTCCTGGTGACCTCAGCTCTGGAGTCAATGGTTGTATACTCGCAAGTGCTTACGATAGAGCATGTGAGATCCTGGAAGCCCATGGCGCTTTAAAACCAACTATAGTGGATGTTATCGATGATCCAGAATTTGAACTTACCTACTTAGTAGAAAATGGGAGATGATATGATTTTTTGGGATGAAATGTGGAATCATTCTACACCATCCCCCACACCAATGCCAGAACCAAAAAAGTGTACGGGTAATTGTAGTACAAACGGAACCTGTAACTGTAAAAAATAAAATGGAATTAAATTACTCAAGACTAAACGGCGAATATATCTCGTGGTCATTAACAAATGGTGATGGCAGAAACAAAGAGGATCAAAGATTTGGTCAATACTTATGGGCCAAATATGACAATATGAAAGAATTTACCGATGTATTTCACAAAGAATCATGTGAAGCCACGTATTCAATATTATTAAAAGACTTATATAAACTAGAAACACTACAGGAAAATGGGACTACTTCAGAAAATAGCCTGGAAAACTAGGCGCTGGAATTTTAAGATTAATTTCTTAGATATTTATTTACACGACGGAGATCATTGTTGGGGATTTACATTCTTTGAAATAGTAAAAGACTTTAGACCTTATTCATTATTGTCTATTGAATTTAGATTACCTAATGGCGCAAACGTAAAAGAGTTTACCGTTGATAACTGGGACTTCTTATTTCTAAGCACACCGTTATTTGATTGGACATCTAATTTGGATGAAGCTATTTTATGGGGACATAAACCAACTGGATTACAAAAAATTGGACTTGCTATAACTAATAGACTTTTTAAATAAACAAAACTAAAAACCTCTATATAAACTACATGAAATTAATACTCGTAGGAAAGGCTGCTTCTGGTAAAGATCACTTAAAACAGAAGCTACAAAAAAAAGGATTTAAAATAGGAGTGAGCCATACAACTAGGTCTCCCCGACCAAATGAAGTAGATGGAGTGGATTATCATTTTATAAGTGAATTTGAATTCATTGAAATGATAGGCCAAGAGAAGTTTATTGAGTATATGGAATTCAATGGATGGTATTATGGACAAACTGAAGAGGACTTTAATAACTCAGATGTGATGATTATGAGTAAAGATGGACTAGACATGCTACCTAAGTTTTATAGAGAGCAATGTGCAGTCGTTTATTTAGATATTGACAGAAAGACTAGAATCGAAAGACTTAATTATAGGAACGATGTAAATGACTCTATAATGAGACGTATGAATACCGATGATGAACAATTTAAAGACTTTAGGGACTTTGATATTAGGATCACAAACGCAGATTTTTAACCAAGATAAATAATAAATATAATTAAATTAATAACAAACATGAACACTAAATTACAAGAAAGACAAAGAGAATTAGCTACAGAAATTGATGCTATGCAAACTGAAGCAGCTCAAAAGCGATTCGACGTAAAATTTGATAACGCTAAATCAATCAAACTCGTACAAGATCATCTTAATAAGAGCTACACGTGGAAAACGCAAAATGCAGCAGTAGTAGTTTCTTTATATGATCAGTTCAAGGCACAGTCTAAAGCATTAGCAACAGACGCAGAGCCAATTATCTCATTGAGAGGTCATGAATTAAATGCACTTTACCAAGCTCTACTTAACGTAGAAGGTACAGGTATTGAAAATGCACGTAGATTCATCACAATGTTGACACAAATTGGTGAAGCAGTAGGTCTAGCAATGCAAGACTTAAGCGCTATGAATTCAACGCTTAATGATTTGCACGCTGAATTAGCAGAGGTTGATGCAGAACTAGATAGTCTTAAAACTGTTGAAACTGTAACACCTGAGCTAGAAACAGAACCTAATGAATCGAGCAAATAAGAGTCAAAAGCGAACTGAGTTTATTGATCTGGTTTCAGAAGCAATAACCCACAACGATATTTTTGGCACCATTGATTACAAACACAAGAATGAGGATCAGATAAAACAATTTATCTACCCTCATCTTGTGGAATCATTGACTAATTATATTGTCGAACAAGATGGTAAAGAGAAGGATGTAGCTAAAGATTACGTTAAGAAAAATCTTAAATGGGAAGGTAACGTAAATACTACAGTTTCTCACATCTTATTCATGGGTACTCAAAACCGACCCGACATGATCCTAGAAATGAATGGCCTTAAGATTGCCATTGAATTTAAGAAAGGACATGCAGGTGATGATCTTAGATCTGGTATTGGCCAGTCTATGATTTACTCTACCCATTATGATTTCGTCCTGTACCTATTTCTAGATACATCAGACGATAAAAGAATTAAGAATGCCCAAGATGGTGTAAACGAAACAGAATTCGTAGATCTATTATGGGACCAATACAATATTAAATTTATAGTTGAATAATACATGAAAATATTTGTAACATCTAATCTACAACTAGGTCGTCCTGGTGCTATTAAGAAATACAACAGGTCTTACACTGATGTTGATCAAATGACAAATGATTTGATCTTAAAGTGGAATACTGTGGTAAAACCAGAAGATACTGTATACCATCTAGGTAATTTTGCGCACGATCCAAAAACTGCACAAGATAGTCTAAATAGATTAAATGGTACTATTAGGTTTTTAGAAGGAGATCTAGATGCAGCACTCTCAACTCTTAATGACAGAAACATGTTACCTTCAACTTGTTCTATTGTTAAATGTGTGAATTTCTTAGAAAGTCTTAACTGTTCACTATCATATTGGCCTCTTGGAGCTTGGCCTAAAAAATCCAGTAAATCTTGGTCTATTATAGGTTATCCTGAAAAAAGACACAAGTCAGATCCTAAGAGTAGGATCATTAACGTTTCAACAGATTTATGGGGAAACACACCACAAGAACTTGAAAAGCTACTAGGTATATTTTCTGATTTCTAATTAATTGCACATTATATGAAAATAATTGCGTAAATATTTTTTTATGTCAAATTATTTTTGTATATTAGTAGTATAATTAAAACAGTTAACCTAAAGTAGAGTTCATGCAGATCAAAATCAACAAACAACAAGAATCAGTTTTAAAATCAGCCCTAGAGGACTACATCGAGAATTTAGTCGGTCGTGGTGCTAAATATAATAGTGCGGTAGAAATTCTAAATACGATTAATTCCAGTGGATTGATTAATGAGGCTGAACGCATTCCTCGAGTTCTTGTTGAAAAACAATATATGTTCAGTTTCGAGGGTGGTGGTTGGAATACAGTTTGGGCTAAAACTAAACGAGGTGCTATACGCGCAGCTCTTAAAGAATACAAAGACTCTGAGGGTCTTAACCCAATTCCATCAAGTTTTCATTTAGCAACAGAAGAGTCTCTTGCAGGCGCAATGTCACTATTTCACTAATTGTTAATAACTTTTTAAAAAAGATTGTAAAAAAGTTTTCCAGTCTCAAAAAAAAGTGTTATATTAGCCTTATAATAAAAAACTAAAAAAAGAATCATATGTCAAAACAAATCACTTACCGCGAATTATCAGAAAATTTCATCAAGTCTAAATCAGAACGTGATTACAATGCGCTCTACGCGCGAGTAAAACCAGGCCTTCGTAACTATATTGCTAATGTAGTTAAGGACACAGAAGCCACTGATGACATCCTGACGAACACTCTGACTAAGATGTGGACTAAGATTGATCAATACGATCCATCATATCAAATCACAACATGGTTATATCGTATTGCATTCAATGAGTGTTTAGGTTGGATTCGTCAACGTAATACTAAATATAGTATTGAGGCTATGAAAGATTATGGTATTGAAATCTCTGATCAATATGCACACACATCAGCTCGTGATTTGCTTATTGAATATGAGCTTAAGACAGAAGCTGATTGGTTAGAAGAAGATCAAGATCTTACAGATCGTTATGAGTTGGCTTTAAATAATATTGATAATCTCAAACCAATGTATAAAGGTATTATCGAAGATCGTCTACTCAATCACATGAAATATGAAGATATTGCAGAGAAATATAATTTGCCACTTCAGACTATTAAGAACCGTATTCGTCGAGGTAAGTCAATTATCGCTGAAAATATGGGATATTGATTGAAACAAAAAATGAAACTTTTTAAAAGTTAATGATATATATAGTATATTAATACAAAACAACAAATGAAACGCAACAACTTACATATAAAATATTGTCTACAGATGATTAGCTGGATATTTAATCCGGGGATTAGTCATGGGCTTGCTTTATCTATAAGTTGATAGTATAATTATTTCAACATTTAGTTAAACCCAAGCCAATAAGCTTGGGTTTTTTTTTGTTTAAAACTTAAATGTATAAGTTGGTCTTGGAGGCCGGTAGATCTGCAAAATCTACGGAGTTGGTTCGATCCCAACCTTATACTCTGGATTTAGTTCTTTGACGTATTGGTAATGAATGGAGCAGTGGCAGATAAGGTTATTGCACTGGACTGAAAATCCAGAGGAGTTGGCTCGATACCAACCTGTTCCACTTAATAATGTCCTATGGTGTAATTGGCAACACGTCTAGTTTTGGTCTAGAAGAGTCGAGGTTCGAGCCCTTGTGGGACAACAATTCGGGATATAGTCTTGGGGTGAGACGCTTGCTTTGGGAGCAAGAGGCGGCAGGTTCGACACCTGCTATCCCGACAAAATTGTTAATAACTTTGACAAAATAATTGCAGAAAAGTTTTTTTATGTCAATCTAATTGATTATATTTACACTGTAATTAACACAATGGTTCTTTGACATCTTGGAAATAATTTAATAAAGAGGAGTTTTAAAAATCCGAATGTAGGTGAGTCTGCCATTAATAGAAATAGTACATTACAATTCTCTATATTAAACAAATAAGCAGATATCGTATAACGGTTATTACTCCAGACTTCCAATCTGGAGATCTCAGTTCGATTCTGAGTATCTGCTCAACGTACTTAATACTCCATAGAAATATGGTAAGCATCCGACAGTAACTTCGGACTGGCAATGTATTTAAGTAAGCGGTAAGGAAAAGACGAAAAACAATCATGAGGCCATTGGTTGGCGGCACCTCCCCAGGGTTGAGTTGAAATAGACTCTTTATGGCAAAGCTGAAATTGGTTCGAATCCAATCATGGTTACAAATAGAAGATTAGCTCAGTTGGTTCAGAGCAATTCGTTTACACCGAATAGGTCATAGGTTCGAATCCTATATCTTCTACAATAATGGGAGTGTTGAGCAACGGTTGCTTAGCGGACTGTAAATCCGTGGCCTTACGGCATTGGGGGTTCGAATCCCTCCACTCCCACTAAAATACATGTGTGGTGCAATGGTAGCATGCCGGTCTCCAAAACCGTTGATGGGGGTTCGAATCCCTCCACGTGTGCAAAAAAACATAGCGGGTTGGACTGGAGTTGGTTCCAGCTCGGTCTCATAAGCCGAATGACGTGGGTTCGAATCCCACACCCGCAACTAAAAACTTTGAAAAAAGTTGCTCAGAGATTTTTTTATGTCAAATCTTTGTTGTATATTAGCTATGTAATCATCCGGTTATAGTTTAATAATAGAGACAGAAAATCTTAATTAAAACTAGAAATTATGGAAAAGATGACAAAAGAAGAAAAAGAAGCAATTGCAAGAGAATTATTCGGCCATTTGGTTGACACTTGCGAAAGTTGTGAAAGAGAGTTAGGTGTTTGGACTGAAAACCCATTTGAGGCAGATGTTCGAAACGTAACAGTAATG